TTTAGGCCGCGACGGAATACCGTGTTGAACCAAAGCTCGGTGCATTCAACCGTTGACAGGAACCAGCCAACGCTGACTCTATCTATTTCATAGAGCCCTGTCTTATTAAGATAATCCCTATCTGAATATGGCCCAAAGTTTTCAACGACAACAGTGAATTGATCTATGGTGTTGTCATATGTTATTTTATTTTCGTCACTGATAATGCTTGCTTGTTTTTTTACATAGCCAAATGTCGGCGGATCCCCTGCCGAGATAACAGTATATTGCTCATATGTATAATCAACTCTTAGGGTAACATTATCCATCAAGTCCCCTGCCACTCTATTTCTCCACCACTCGCCCAACTGTCCGCCTCCGCCAACACTAGGCTCGACGCCCGGTGTAGGGTTTGCATAGTATCCATGACTGAAGCGGCTGTTGCAGAGTAAAATGGCCCACCTGGTTGATACTCAGACTCATTAATCCCCTTCAGCTCAGTCCCAGATGAGTCAACCTCTGGGAACGAAAACTGCTCGCGCACAACAGGATTAACTTCACCAGGCTGATAAACCGTGTAAGTGGATTCTTGGAATGTTGCCAGAGCAGAATCAGAGAACCTGAATTGAGTCAGGTCGTAATATCCAAGCCCGATATTGAAATAATGAGTTAACACCTTCTTGTTGTTGACGTATTCCAGCAAAGCCTCGCCAATCAAATCAGGGTACGCCCTAACCTTTCCGTAGTAAAGGCGAGCCGTGTTTGTCTGGCCTGTGAACTCGGTATTACCTGACGATTTTCCAGACCTGTCGCTAATATTACCCATCGCCCTGCGAGCCAGAACAAAGGAAACGGCTGATGCAGCAATTGCAACAACGATGGCGATGGTGATAGGGTCGAAGCCTTGCGGTCTGACGCAGATGGTAAGCAGGTCGCCATCATTCGGCTTTGCATTGCAATCAAACTTGCGATTCTTGATTCGCTTGCCGTTGAGATTAATGGTGGTGAAGTCAGGATCTAAAAGTTGTGGATGGGCTGACAGTATGTTTTCAGCCCATGTTTTTGAGGTGTCAAGCGGTCGGCGAACTTTTTTATCGCAAGGCTCCCACGCCTCAGACTGAATCTCGCGCTCGAATCCGCCAGCAATGTCATCATCGTGATGGTCATCAAGCTCAATGCCAAGCACATCGCGATAGTAGCGCACAACCAGAGCCCAGCAGTCGATGCCGGACTCATCGCTACCTCTAACGCGATATGGCTTGCCAACCCAGTGGCTGATAAAATCCGCTTCCTTCACACGCCCTCCAATCCAGTCCACTCGTCGATCCGGTAAATCTTGGCAACACCCCTAGTCATTGTGTTTATTTTTTCAACCTTCGCAGTAACTGAGTCAACGCTCATGTTAAAGGTCTGCGTCAGACCAATGAGACATTATCACAACAACTGGCTCCTTGATTCTCATGAATGGCGGAATGCTGCGAATGGTGCGCTGCACTATGTCTCCAACCACGGGGCGAGCCATGCTGAAACTTGCTTCTGGCTGTGACTCACCATCAATCTTCGGGTATTGAACCGCTACATAGCAAGGCTGGTACTCGTTGCCAAGCAATGTGATTGGGTCGTACTGGTTCGCCACAATGCGGATAGTCTCAATAGATGAGTGGCTAAACTCAATCGTGTCAAACTCCAGCACAGGAGCCTTTGTCGTCCATATGGTTGCGTTATCTGGCATTACGCCTCCGGTAGTTGCTGATTCATTACCAAGTCAAACAGGCTGCGCTGCGCGAAGAACTCAGAGTTAACCAAATCTTCACGGTCAAACCACCATTGCGGAATAGGAACCTTGCGGGCGATAGCTGTTGCTTGATAACTGAATACGTTATGCGCCTCTTGCGTCTGCGAGAATGTATCTGGTGTTAGCTGTAGCGTGTGCAACAGCTTGCCGAACTCTGTATCTATCTCAAGCTGAAATTGATTTCGGCCCATCGCTAGACCGCTTGCGCTCATGCTGTAAAACCAAGTCTGAAACTGAGCGGCTTGGTCGCGGGTCATTCGCCACGTCAGGTCATAGGTCACTGGCGCGTCATTATTTAGGCGCTTGACGTATCCAGGCCCTCGCAATGGTTGCACAAGCTGGAATGTCTGCGCCTGAGTGCGGCTGATGCTGATGAGCGGCTTTGGCACTTGGCTTGGGTAATCTACGATTGCCATGATGAATCCTCGTTTGTTGCTGACATTTTACCACGCATCACTGAGCCTTCCATTTCGTGGCAGTCGAGGATGCCAATGCCCTACCAACACCACCTCGACGCTGACTTATCTGTTTTGCCACCTCTCCGATAATCACATCTAGCTGCTTACCATCCATTGACGTTTTCGTCTGCACATTCTCGCCAGAGTAGTTGTGAACCTGAACGTTTTGGCTGAATCCGCCACCGCCGATTTGGTCGTTGGGTATGACTTTCCCGCCGTCACCTGGAATCATGAAGTTTTTCCCGCCGGACTGGAAAATCTCAGGCGCTCCACCTTCGCCGACTCGGTACATCTTGCCAGCGTCTACTGGGCCGCCGAACTCGCGAGCGCCACCGTACGAAAGGCCTCCAATACTTGAGGCTATTTGAGCGCCAAGAGAAACGGCCTGGCCTATTGCTGGGAGGTTTGTTGGCCACGGCAATGCCGATGCGTTAGCGATGGCAGTCTGAAGCTGCAATGCTGCGTTAGCAATGGCAAAGCCCTTGCTGATGGCAAATAGAGCTTTATATGCGCCAGACTGCTCTCCAGCGAAAGCTCCAGTCAAATCAGCCATGCCACCAAAGAATTGCTGCCCTCTCGTCCGCTGCCTGCTTGATGATGTTGTTTTTGGTTGTCTCGAACTCTTGCAGGCTGATTAGCTCAAGGTTGCGATACTCATCAAGCTTGGCAATCTTTGCCTGCTCTTCAATGTCAATCTGCTCAAGCGGCGATGCTGCGTCGAAGGCGGCCTGCTCTACGAATCTTCCAGCCTCTTTGCGCTTACCTTCAATCTCGGCCTGCTTTCGCTTTTGCTCGTTAAGGTCAAATAGAGCGCCTGCAAGCTGCTTGGCCTGTTCAATCTGGATTTGTGTTGCTCCCTCACCAAGAGAGTAAACAGCCGCAAGCTCTGCCGCTTCTTTTGCCAATCCTTGAGTTTGACAGCCCGGCAATAGAGAGCTGCTGAGCCATTTTCTTGAGCGAGTTTTCGTTTGACTGGTATTGGCCTTGAAGTCTCTTTTGCTCCGATTCTGCTTGAGATGCGGCCTTTCTTGCTGCCGCCTCTGACTCGCGTTTTCGCTTGTCTAGTTCGGCCAGTCGCTGGCTTTCGTTAACCATCGCAGTGGCGGCATTCTCAATCGCCTTCCCCTCTGCACTGGATGCGTCAACGCCAGCCCTGCGCTGCGCAATGGCCGTGGCTCTCTGAGCCTCGTTAAGACCCATGATTCTGGTCTCAAACTCAAGGTCTGAAACAATCTCTTGCGTTGCCTTGCGTGCCGCCTCCGCTGCGTCAACGTTGCCATACATGGCATTTGTAAGGCGCTCAATGTTGGCAACAAGCTGGTTAACTACGTCAGATTGAGCTTCTTGCTCCGCCCTTGCCTCCGCTAGTTTCAGTTGTTTTGATTAGCGCCTGCTGCTGGTCGTTAAGCTCAACGTTTGCCTTGTTGATAGCGTCCTCAAGTTGCGACTTGCCAAGGCTATCCGCCTTCTTTGCCAACTCATCTATTGACTCTCCAGCGGTGCCGGATGCGGTCGCCATGCCAAGCAATGCCGATCCAACCGCAATGATTGCGCCAACGATTGCACCAGTTGGGCCAAACACCGACGCAACCTGCGAGCCCTGCTGACCAAGAATGGTAAGTGCAGATGTGCCCATTTGCGCCTGCACGGCAATATCTTGAAGCTGGAAGCCAATCTGACCAGCGACACCCGAAAGGCCTCGCATTCCAGTTGTCGCCTGACCAACGCCTTTCGCGGTGGCGGTTAGGTTTGTATTTAGCTTTGCGGATGCCGCCGCTGCCGAGTTCATTTCCGTTTCTAATGCGCCAACAGCCTTCTCTGCCTTCGCCTGCGCTAGTAGCCATTATTTAGCCCCTTTCTTTTTCTCGATGTCGCGCATTAGCGCCATGTAGGTTTCTTTGTTCATGATGTCGCGATCTGGTTTCTTTGCATCAGGATATGCTTGGTCAATCAGGCGCTGAAAGCGGGTCATTGTGAGTTGTTCAGCCTCTGCAAGTGGCAGCTTTAACGCTGTGCGGGCAAGGTCGATGAACTCTGCCGGATTCCACTGTGGCACGTAGTCTCCGCCGCCATCTGATTGTTTTGTGCCAATCATGCCGTGCTTGAGTAACGAGCGAGCCAGCGCGACGATGTTTTCTGTTGGCATCTTGCCTACTTGGTACAGAATCTTTGTTCCGTGGTAGTTTAGTTTGGCGCGAACCCACCTAGCAGCCTGACCAGTCCTCCATCATCCTCGCCCTCATAGCACGAATACAGGATGTGAAGCGCGGCCTGCAAAACTGACTTGTGCGCAAGCTCCAACAATCGCGGCATAAACGCGCTAGGGCACTCTCGCAGCATTCCGTCATACGATGCTCCATAGAGGTCTCCGAAGGTGCTCACAATCTCGCTGGGCGAGCCTATGCGCGACAGGTTTTTGAAGCTAGGTCGGAAAACCCAGTATCTATGTGCATGAATCCTCCTGTGATTGCATGATTTTACCACGTTGGCATTACTTGCCGTGTCGATGAAAATTACTCGTTGTACTTGCTGCGTCAGATGCTTCATCATTCAATCACACCAACAAGGAGGTCTTATGAAAGTCCTAGTAATCAACGAAATTATCCCTGAAGAAACAAACATTGCTATCGTCGACATGACTCAAGAGCTTTACGACCAGCTCAAGTGCTGCCACGGATACACTGTAAACAATGAGCATGTTATTCGAGAGGATGCAGAGAAGGCGGTTCTGGCAATAGGATACGCATTCGACACAAATCCAGATCATCTTGCTTTTTGTGAAACTGAGTTAGACAGAGTGCTGTTTATGACCTTCAAAGACATTGCTGGCACAGATGAGGCGAGAGACTTGTCTGGCGTTGAAAAGATGATTCACTGTTCTTTCTTGCTTTGAGGGTTTTGTGATGGAAAATATTGATGTTTTTAAGCGTCTTGTTTTGTGTGCGGACGGTCAGCCAATCACTACATCTCGCAAGGTTGCTGATGCGTTTGGAAAGCGACACTCCGATGTGCTTCGCGCCATAGACAGGCTACAGTGCAGCGATGAATTTAACGAACGCAATTTTGCGTTTAGCTATGAAATCAATGAGTTAGCAAATGGAAAACCTGAAAGGGTTTGCAGCATGACAAAGGATGGCATGGCTTTCCTAGTAATGGGCTTCACTGGCAAGGATGCAGCAAAGTGGAAGGAGGCTTACATTTCCGCCTTCAACTGGATGGCATCCAAGTTGCAAGAGCGGCATGAGATTGACATGCTTATGCATGATTTTACTAGGCGCGATTTAGCATCAGTTTCTGATGGTTCTTTTCATGGAAGAGGTCTGGCAAAGCGAAAGGTAGATAAATCGAATCTTGCTGATGAGTTGGCTTCAATAAATAGCAGATTGCAATTGGCGCTAGAGTTGATTGAGAAATAAACAAAGGGGCGTAAAGCCCCTTTTCATGCGTTAAGAGCCGCCACCTTTAGGCCAGCCGCACCTGTAGCAGCCATTATGCGCCCTCAAGTTCGTTCATTACAGTCACCTCGAAGCTAAATGTACCCCCATTATCGTACGGTTCTCCGCGCTCCCAGCTAGTGGCAATGCCGAACAGGTAGCGAGTTCCCTCCAGAAGGGTTTCGTATTTCAACCACATGTAAGGCTCCCCACCCTGCGCTATTGCATCAGGAAACTCAATGGCGCTACCAAGGGCTTTGAGGTTGAATGCGGCATCATCATATGCGATACCGTCAACAGTAAGCGTCTTCTCCTTAAATAGGACGATCGCCTGTTGGTTATATTGTGGACTATCCGCCGTTGTAACATCAGCGGTCGTCCAGCTGGACGTCTTTGTTTTACCGCGAGTTGCGCCAATGTGCAGATATGTTTTGGCTGACACTGTAGCCAAGTTGTCATTAATGTCGTCCGCCTTAGCTAGGCAGAATGAGACCTTTGCTGCGCGGCCTGCCTTTACGCTCATGTTTTAACCCTCTTTGTTTGCCAATATTCGTAAATTGATTTGGCAGTATGGCCTGCCGTCTTCAGTTCGCGCCGTGATTGAAATGTCGCTCACTGGCACCATCAGGAAGTTATTGCCTTGGCTGTAACTGCCCTGCATGGCTTTGATTATATCATTTGCGCGGTCAACAACGCCGTTTGCGACTTGGTGCGCTTCTGCTTTCTGGCCGATGATGAGCAGGCGGGCGAATGGAGAGCGAAACTCACCATTAACAGGCTGCCCGCCATCCGGTTGAATAACGATGAATCTATCGGTGGTGATGGCTGAATCTTTCCACTCGTAAGGTTGTACCTTGTAGCC